TGAAATACGGTCTGGTCAAAGGCCTATCAGTTGGATTTATCCCGAATTGGGATGAAGCGGAAATGATCAAAGGTGGTGGCATCCAGTTCAATTCATGGGAATGGTATGAGCTTTCATTGGTGACTATCCCTTGTAACCGTGAATCAGAAACAGAATTTTCAAAAGCATTTGAGGAACACAAAGCCGCGTTGGGCAAAAAACCTCAAGACGTTCCAGGTGGCGATTCATCTGAACAAAAACACGTTGTCGTAAAACTTAATAGCCCAACAAAGGGTGGAGTGAAACTATGAAAGAGTATTTAGCTAAGCTGCTTAAAGCATTGTCTGAAAAAAACCAAGCAATGCAAACAGCACTATCAAAATCAGCAGAAGCAGGCAGCACACCTGATGAAGCGACTGAAGCGGAAATTCAGGCGATTGAAAAAGATATCGCTGCGATTGAAGTGAATATTGAGCGCACTAAAAAACAAATTGCTGCCACTGAAGCTGCTGCAAAAACCGCAACACCTGTTGCTGGTCAAACTGCTGAAGAAGCTACAAAGTCGGCAAAAGGTGATCCAGATCCTGAAAGCAAAAAGCCAAAAATTGAAGTGAAATCAAACCTCGAAAAAGGTATTGGCTTCGCCTTGATGGTAAAAGCGTCTGCTGTTGCTGCCCATAGCAAAGGTCAGGTAACTGCAATTGACGTACTTAAGGCTTGGAATGCACCAGAACAAGTACAAAGCGCTTTACAGCAAAAAGCTGTGATTGGCACAACCACAGATCCTAACTTTGCCTCTGCTTTGGTGGATTACCAGAACCTAACTGGTGAATTTATTGAATTGCTTCGTGGTAAAACAGTAGTGGATCGCCTTGCATCGCGTATGCGTCAGGTGCCATTTAACATCAAGATGCCATCGCAAACTGGTGCATCTGCTGTGAATTGGGTTGGTGAAACAAAGACCAAGCCTGTAACCAATCCGACATTTGGAAGCATGACGTTATCTAAGTCAAAGATCGCAGGCATTGTTCTGCTTTCTGATGAGTTGGTGCGCTTCTCAAACCCTAAAGCAGACACCTTGGTCCGTGATGATTTGGTTAAATCAACAGCTGAATTTATTGATGATCAGTTCTTTGATCCAGACAAAGCGGAGTCGGATGATAGTCCAGCATCTGTTTTAAATGGAGTTGCTGCAACGCCAAGCACGGGTGAAACAGCTGAAGCTTACGAAGCAGATTTATTTGCTTTGCTTCAATCTTTAACCGATCAAGGTATTTCTATTTCTGGTGCGACTTGGGTTATGTCTGAAACACGTGCTGCTAAATTAAGCATGATGCGTGATGCATTAGGCCGTAAATACTTTGAGGGAATGAACCTTCAAGGTCAAAGCTACCTAATGACACTACCTGTGGAAATTTCTGCCGCAGCAGAAGATAAGATTGCGCTTGTATTGCCAAGCGAAATCCTTCTTGCGGATGATGGAAGTATGGACTTCTCTGTGAGTTCTGAAGCCACAATCAACCTTGGTACGGATGCAGCACCTAACTGGATCAACCTTTACCAAAATAACCTGATGGCCATTCGTGGTGAGCGTTTTATCCGTTGGAAAAAAAGGATGTAAAGAATGGGCTTTTTCGGAAATTTATTTGGTAAAAAGAAATCCCTCCAAGGAGTCCATTCAAACCAAGGGTGGACTTCTTTATTTGTGCATGAGCCTTATTCTGGTGCTTGGCAAAAGAACGATGAGCTGACTCGTGAAGATTTGGCGGCACACCATGCGGTTTTTAGTTGCGTTTCATTGATTTCTCAAGATATCGGAAAGATGCCGATTCTGCTAAAAAAGAAGCAGCAAGGTGTCTGGATTGATCAGGAGATTCCAGAGCGTTTCAGTGTTCTAAGCAAGCCAAACCATTATCAGACATGGCAGCAATTCAGCGAACAGTGGACTACATCTCTACTGCTTCGCGGTAATACCTATGTGTTTAAGGTGCGAGATATCTTCTCAGGCAAAGTTGTTGGCTTGAAAGTGTTAAATCCTGATCTAACAAAGCCATTGATTAGTGATGCTGGTGATGTCTTTTATCAGCTCAATGACGATCGACTCAATCAGACCTCTCATGAAGTGGTGCCAGCATCTGAAATCATTCATGACCGCATTAACTGTTTCTACCATCCACTTGTTGGCTTGTCGCCAATTACAGCGTGTGCGGTAGCAGCAGGACATGGTCTAGAGATCCAAAAAAGTCAGCGTCAGCACTTTAAAAACAACAGTCGACCAGGTGGAATCCTGATTGCTCCCGGGCCTATTGACCCAGACAAAGCAGCAGCGATCAAAAAACAGTGGAATGAAAGCTATGGTGGTGCCAACGCCGGCTGCACGGCTGTAGTTGGTGATGGTATGAAGTTCGAAGCCATTTCAGTTTCAGCCGCAGATTCTCAACTAATTGAACAGATGCGAATGAGCAATGAAGTCATTTGCGCTGTTTTCCATGTGCCTCAATTTAAATTGGGTATTGGCACCATCCTAGCCGGCCAGAAAGTTTCCGATCTGAATGAAATCTACTATTCAGACTGTTTGCAAAGCCTGATTGAAGCGCGTGAAAACTTGCTCGATGAAAGCCTTGGGCTTAAAGACGCGAATTTGGAAGCCTTTCTTGATTTGGATACATTGATTCGTATGGATTCAGTGTCTCAGATGCAGCGACTTAAAGAAGGTGTTGGTGCAGCAATCATGACACCGAATGAAGCGCGTCAAAAGCTTGGCCTAGGCCCATTGGAAGGCGGTGACACGGTTTACATGCAGCAGCAGAACTTCTCGCTTGAAGCGCTGTCTAAGCGTGACCAGAAAGAAGATCCTTTTGGAAAATCCACACCAAATACACCGCAAAATACTGAAAATTCAGACCAAAAAGGCCAATATCAAGGCATTTTTAAGGCTGAAAACCAGTATAAATCAGGCCAGTTTGTAACGCATAAAGGCTCATTATGGCACTGTGAAAAGGATCACTTAGGCGAATTTAGCCATGAAAACTTCAAACTAGCGCAGAAAAAATGGGGTGAAGAATGAGTATTGTGGATTTAGAAACACTTAAGCTTCATCTCCGATATGACGACGATTCAAATGACTTGATGCTTCAGGGGTATTTGGATGCAGCAGATTCGGTGGTGTTGAGTTACATCACTGATGAGTTTGAACCTGATTACCCTAAAGCGATTCATCAAGCAATTTTATTACTGTGTGGATATTGGGACCAGTACCGCAATGCTGAGCAGGAAATGCCGGTAAATGGCAACTTTTTGCCGATGCCGGTGCAAAGCCTGCTTTATCCATATCGTAAGCCTACAGCGATTTGAGGTGATTTTATGAAGTGGCTAAAGAAATTAATGGGCTGCCAGTGCTGGGCCTGTAAGAATGTGCGTTTAGGTGGTGGATATCAGCCTTGCCATAAGAAGAAAGTAGTTGGTGAGCCAAAAGCACCACCACGAAAACTGTAGAGGGTATGACATGACCCAACGTGCAGGCGAACTATGCCACCGTGTAACGATTCAGCACAAAACCACGGTTTATGATGAATACAATTATGAAACCGAAGCCTGGACTGAATACAAAAAGCTTTGGGGTAAATTAGAGTTCCTTTCAGTAAAAGATTCGATAAACGCCAAGGCTGCCGGATCAGAAACAACTGCCCGGCTAAAACTGCGTAAACGTAAAGATATTGATACTGGTATGCGCGTTTTATTTGATGGCCAGACATTCCAGATCGTGTCACCGCCTAAACCAGACAATGAAAACGGTCGCATTTATATGACGCTGGAGTTGTCGCTAGTGGAGTAAGCAATGTCAGTAGAATTCAATATTGAAGGCTTGGATGAGGTTCAGGAAAAGCTTAAAAGACTTGGCAATCCTCGCTTAATGAAGAATGCTGCAAGGCGTTCCATGCGTAAGGCAATGGCGATTGTCCGGGATGCAGCTCGATCTGGGGCAAAAAATATTGATGATCCGCAGACAGCCGAAAAGATCTGGAAAAATATTGCGATTTCAGCAGGTAAAACACGAAACCAGAATGAAGTGATTATGCGTGTCGGTGTTCGTGGTGGTGCGTCATTTTCCAATCCAAATCCGCCTAATACAAGCGGTGGAGATACGAGACATTGGCGTTGGGTCGAGCTGGGCAGTGTGCATAATCCACCAACTCCATTCATGCGCCCAGCACTGCAAAACAATATCCAAGCCGTGACCAATAGCTTTGCTGAAAACTTCAATAAAGAAATCGACAAGGAACTCGCTAAATTATGAACATTTTACCTGTAGTTCCGACACTGAAATTAGCTTCAGCAGTCACAGCATTGCTCGGCACTAATCCATTGAGGGTATTTGAGGATATTGCACCACATAAAACGCCATATCCCTATGCGGTCTGGTCAGTGGTTACAGCCAATCCTGAAAACCATCTGGATTGTCCGGCTAATACTGATCATGTGTCATTCCAGATCGTGGTGTATGACACTCAGCAGAAGCGAGCATCCGAGATCCGGCAAGCAATACGAAAAGCTTTAGAGCCGCATTGCTATATCACAGGCATTCACCCGAACCATTTTGAGCGCATTGCTGATACTAATATTTTCGGTCGCGGCTTTGATGCGAATTGGTTTTTAGATCGCTAAACAAATTTATTTTTCCACATAGCACCCAACCGGGTGCTTTTTTTATGCCTGAGTGTTTTATTTGCATTCTGCATTCAGGCCAACGCAACTCTAAAGGAGTTAATCATGAATGCGATGTTAAAACCGATTGAAATCGTCAATGTTGAAAATGGCGAACCAATGACAACCACACTGCAAATTGCGCTGGGCTTAGGGTTGCAGCATAAAAACATCATGCAAATGGTCAGAACATATCTACCGGATTTTCAGGAGTTCGGCTTGGTCGCATTTAAAACGCGAGCAAGATTAGAGGGTCAGCATGGTGGTGGTGATGTGCGTTATGTGGCGCTAAATGAACAGCAAGCCACCTTCTTAATGACGCTATTGCGAAATAGCCCGCGAGTAATTGAGTTTAAGAAGGCTCTAGTGAAAGCATTCTTTGAAACGCGAGAATTCATTCGCTCACAAGATCAAAGCTATAACAATATTCACAACAAATTATCACTTCAGCTTGATCTAGCTAAGTCAGATGCAAGCCTTGCGGGTAGTGTTTTGGGAAGCTATCGCAAGAAACGAGACTTATTAATGACTGCAATTACTGAAGTCGAGCGACTTATGCAGCCATGTCTATTTGAATAACCAAATTATTTCCAAACCAATGCCACCACTCGGTGGCTTTTTTTATGCCTAAAATTGAGGAGTACTCGCAAATGGCAGAATTACGCACGCAAGGGACAAACGTCTTTGCTTTTGATGGTACCGACATTACGCAACTTGTCTGTGTAACCGGTATCGACTTGGGAAGTGACAGTACTTCAAAAATTGAAACAACCTGTCTTGAAGAAACGAAATCCAAATCCTATATGCCGGGGCTATCTGATCCAGGTGATGGCTCACTCTCGATTCGACTTGATCCAGAAAACGACTCCCACCTAAAGCTTATTCAATGGGCAGAAAATCGTACCGAACTTGAATTTTATATTGGTGCAAGTGATTCAGTTGCTCCACCAACAGTAGCTACAAATGCTGTAGCTCTACCAACTGGACGCTCATTCTGGTCATTTAAAGGCGCACTAACTCCAGCAGTACCAACT